GGTGAAGGCGGTGACGCGCGACCTGTCGCCGCAGATCGCCAACGAGGCGGCGGATCGGATCGCCGCGTTGCTCGAGGACGTCAACGTCGCGGTGCCTGGCTATGCGTGGATGACGATTCATCGGATCGACCCCGTGGAACTGCTGCTGCTGGACGACGCGGATCCGAAACTGACCTGGCAACACCGCGGCGGCCACTATCTGGCGCAATACGCGCTGCTCTAACGACGAAGGGGTGAGGACATGGCGATTCTTTCCGGCCGCTACGGACAAGTGCTCTACGACCCGACCGGCGGCGCGACCGCCGTCGAGATCGCCTCGATCAATGCGTGGACGCTGTCGCTCAAAACCGATCACCTGGAGGTGACGTGCTTCGGCGACCCGAACAAGGTGTACGTGCCGGGCTTGAAGGACGTCAGCGGCACGATCGGCGGCTACTGGAACTCGGCCGACACCACGCTCGTCGAAGCGGCAGACGCGCCGACGCCTGGCCTGCTCAAGCTCGTGCCGAACTCGACCGAGCCGACGTTCTTCTGGTCCGGGCTCGCCTACATGGACACCGACATCGATTGCGGCGTGAACGACGCGCCCGCGTTGTCGGGCACGTTCATGGCGGCCGGGCCGTGGGCGCGCGAACCTGCGACGCCGTAACGGAGCGGCGCGCGTGTTCCGCAACCTGACGCTGCGCGGCCCGAAGGGCGCGATTGTCTGGGCCTATCGGACCGCCGCGACGGTCGAGCGGTGGGTCGTGCGGCGCCGGCGCGACGTCGAGGGCGAGCCGTGGCGGTGGGAACTCGAAGGCACCCTCGGGCCCGAACGGGACGCCTTCTCGCTGCGCCAGCGGCCGCTGTTGTTCACCGCGCCGCGTCATCGCGGCTTGTTCTGTTGGCCGGTCCAGACGCTCGACGTCAACACGACGACCGGCCGTGTCACCGCGACCCTCGGGCCGCCGGAATACTGAAGGAGGAGGCACCGGATGCCACGTTTGCGTTTCGTCACCCCGGAAGTCGTGCGGCTACCGCTGAGCGATGGCGACTGGATCGAAGTCAAGAAGCGCCTGAGCGTCGGCGAGTCGCGCGCCGCCACGAGCTCGTTCATCGGCCGCTTTCACGGCGACGGGTCGCGGACGCCGAACCTGGAAACCCTGGGCATGGGCCAGACGTTGGCCTACCTGGTGCGCTGGTCGTTCCGCGATGCCAACGATCACCCCGTCTCGGTGTCCCTCGACGCGCTGAAGTCGCTCGACTCCGACACCTACCGCGAAATCGAAGACGCGATCGAGGCGCACGAAGCGCGGGTGACGATGGAAGCGGCAGAACAGGAAAAAAAAGTCCAGGAACCTTCCGCGCCCGCTGCATCTCCGACTTCGTGATCTGCCGCGAGATGGGGTGGACCCTGGCGCAGTTGCAGGCGCTGCCCGTGGACCAGTACGAGGTCCTGGTCGACTGGTTGGGCGAACAATTCAAGGCGCGCGTCCGGGACTGACGGATGGCCATTTCCGCAACCTTCGTCGCTGACTTCACCGCGTTCTCGGCCGGCGTCGCCAAGGCCGATGCCGAGATCCGCCGCTTCGAAAGCCACATCAAAGACGTCGGCAAAGGCCTGTCCCGGTTTGCCAACGAGTTCTCCGGCACCAAGGTGATCAAGGAAGCGGTGTCGATGCAGAACGCGATCGAAGAGATCGGCGGCGTGTCGAAGCTCACCGCCGCCGAACTGCAACGCGCCGGGACCACGGCCGCCGCCGCCGTCGAGAAGATGAAACTGATGGGCATCGACGTGCCGCCAAAGCTGCGCGATCTCGCGGCCGCCGTCGACCCACTGACGAAGAACCTGGGCGCGGCTGGAAAGGCCATGGCCGCGGTGAAAACCAGCTTCGCCGGCATGATGGCAAGTTTTTCCGGCGCGATGCTGATCGACCGCGCGGTATCCAGCCTGATCGGGTTCGGCGTCGCCGCCTTCGATAGCGCCGGCCAGATCGCGGACCTCAGCGCGAACACCGGCCTCAGCACCGACGCGATCCAAGAGATGCAGCACGTCGCCGAGCAGACCGGCAGCAGCCTGGAAACGTTCACCAAGGCGGCGCAAAAGCTCGGCCTCAATCTCGCCAGCGGCACGGAGACGGCGAAGCGCTCGGTCGACCAGCTGGGCCTCAGCTGGGACGCGCTGCGGCGGCAGTCACCGGAGGATCAATTCCGGGCGGTGATGGACGCTCTGGGCAAGATCGAAGACGTCAACAAACGCAACCAACTCGGCGTGGCGCTGCTCGGGAGGTCGTTCCTCGAAATGGGCAACGCCGCGGTCACCGGCTATGGCGAGGTGGCGAGTCAGGCACGGATCGCCAGCGAGAAGCAGATCCAAGCGCTCGACGACGCGGGCGATAAGTGGACCGAATTCAAACGCGGGCTGTCGACCGGGTTCATCTCGGCCATGGCGAACTCGATCACGTTCTTCGAGGATCTCGATCGCCGCGTCGGCGCGGCCGCGGACAAGATCGCATTCGAGCTGGGACGCATAAAGGAATATCAGGTCGCCGGCCCGCAGGGCGATATCGAATTGAAAGGGCCACCCCAGGCGCCCGGCCCAGACGACGCGGAATTGGACGCGGCCGAAAAGGCGCGCGAGCGCCGGCAGCAGGAGCAGCAACGCGCGGCCGAAGCATTCGCGGCGGCGCGCGAGGAGATCTTCCGCGGCGATATCAACGCGGCCGAAGCGCTGGTCGCGAAGATCGGCGACGTCGACCGGATCTACGAACTCTCCAATGAACAGCAGATCCAATACTTCAAGACGCTCGACGCGGGCATGGAGCAAGCGATCCGGCGCGGCGAGCAGCTGACGGCGACCGCCGTCAAAATGCACGGCGCCCTGAGCAGTGCCGTCATGGGGATCGAACTGCCCGACTTCCTGAAAAAGGAACGCGCGGGCATCGGCGCCGCCGGCTGGCTCCCGCCGGCCGGCGATATGAAGGAGGCGTTGACGCCGCCGATCCGCCTCGTCGAAGAACTGACCGGCAAGATCGGCGAACTGACGAGCGGCTCGGCGATCGCCGGGCAGGCACTGCGCGAGGCGCTGGTGCCGCCGCCGAATTCGATCAACGCCTTCGAGGGCGTGTTCAGCGGGATCAAGACCGGGTTTAAAGATCTTTGGGCCGGGATGAGCGGCGGGAAGGGGATGACCGGCCTCTTCCAGAATGTCGGCAAACAACTGACCGACAGCCTGACGAACATGGGGATCTCGGCGGCCATGAACCTGGGCATGCAAGGCGCCATGGCGCTCGGCAAAAAGCTCTTTAAGAGCGAAGGGAAGGAAACGAACAAGCAGCGCGACGAATGGATCAAAGCGAATTACGGATCGCAAGCGGAGTTGTCGAAGCTCGCCAAGCAGGCCGGCATCACCGACGCGGCGCTGCATCGGCTCTACACCACCGGCAAGGTCAAGGACTTCGAAGCGCAGGCGAAGAACGTCACCAAGGCGATCGAAGAGATGCAGGCCGTCGAGGAAAAAGCCAAAGCAAACACCGACGCGCTGGCGAAAGGGCGCACCGAGTTTCTCAAGGCCTTCGGCGGCAGCGAGGAACAATTCCGCCGGCTGGCGAAGCAGGCCGGGATCACCGACGAAGCGATCCAACACCTTTTCGACACGGACAAGATCGAGGACTTCGACGAAGCGGCGCAGGCCGCGCAGGAGCAGTTGGATCGCTTCGCGCGCGAGCAAGAGGAAGACGCCGAACGGGTCGAGAAGGCGATCGAAAAATACGGGATCGCCTGGGACGAGTTGGGCAAGAACCTGCAGCAAAAGAAGCTGGACGAAACCGCGAAGGACTTGATCGAAGACTGGCGCGTGTTGATCGACGCCGGCGTCGATATGGCAAAGGTCAACGCGAAAATGTCGGATCACATCGAGGACTACCTCGACCTCGCGAAAAAGACCGGCGCCGAAGTGCCGGCGGCCATGCGTCCGATCCTGCAGAAAATGATCGAACAAGGCGTCCTGACCGACAGCGCCGGCCGGAAGATCGAAAACCTGGAGGATCTCGGCGTCACCTTCGCGCAGACGATGACGCAAGGGTTCGATCGCGTGGTGGAGAAGCTCGAGGAATTGATCCGCAAGATCGGCGGCATCGGCACGGCGCTCGACGACATTCCCGACGTCACCGAGAAGGTGATCCGGGTTCGCACCGAGCACGTCGATGACGAAGGCGAAACGACGCACGGCGGCGGCACCGACCCAGACCCCGACGATGACGTCGCCGAGCCCTACGCGCTGCCGGAGTCGTATCTGGACCCGCTGAATTTCGCGAAGGGCACCGGCGGCCGCTTCCTCGACTTCGGTGAAGGCACGCCCGCGATCCTGCACGGGCACGAGCGCGTCGTCACCGGCGCCGAAGCGCGCACCGAGAATGCCGACGTGGCCGCGATGGTGAGCGCGGTCCAGGGACTACAAACGGTGCTGCTGCGGGCGGTGCGCGAGAACGCCCTGCAGATGCGCGACCAAGTGCTGCTCGCGCGGGCGTGACGATCCGACAGGGACGGCGGCACGGCTGGACGTGCCGCATGGGCGCACCATCGGCCACGGAACGGAGGCAGGCAATGATCACGACGCTCGCAGGACTGCTGCTTTTCATCGCGATGGCGCTCACGATTGCGGCGGCGGTGACCCCGCGCCCGCTGCTCTGGATCGCGGTGCTGCTCGTCATCATCGCGGAACTGATACGGATGGGCGGGGTCTAGCGTGGCCAGCGGGCAAACGCTTCTCAGCTTCGAGGCCGCCGACGGGCATCCGCCGAACGTCGCGATCCCGGCCGCGACGCCCGATGTGCGAAACGGGCATCCGGTGCTGGATTTTTCCGACGCGGTGCAGGAGCAGATCGACTTCGAGGGGTTCCTGCCGCGGCACTATGGCGGCGGCGGGATCACCGTGTCGGTGGTCTGGACGGCGACGACGGCGGTCACCGGCACGGTGCAATGGGCGGCCGCCTTCGAGCGGCACGACCCGGCGACGGATCTCGATACGGACCACTTCGGCGCCGCGGGCGCGCTCGCCGCTGTCGCCACCAATCCGGTCTCGGGCTGCCCGGTCTATACCGACTTGGTCTTTAGCCCGGCCTCGCTCGCCGGGTTGTTGCCGGGCGAGCACTTCCGGTTCGGCCTCGTGCGCCACGTCACCGGCGGCATGGTGGGCGACGCCGAATTGCTGGGCATCGAACTGCGCGAGACCTAGATGGCCGCGATCTTCACCGGCCTGGAATGGCTCGTCGCGGACGTTGCGATCCCCGGCTATCCCTTCACCCTGGCGACGTGGTTCCGCTGCCCGGCCGCGCAGCCGAACGCGACGCTGCTCACCTGGGAGAATCCCGGCGCGCTCGAATACCACGCGCTGACGCTGAGCGCCGACGGCCTGCACCCGCAAACCGAGAGCCGGGTCGGGACGGCGCTCGGCCAGTTCGGCGCGGCGACGAGCGGCATGGCGTTCACGCCGCAGGTCTGGACGCACGCCGCGGCGACGTTCGTCAGCGCGACCGAACGCCACATCTGGCACAACGGCGTGCGGATGGATCTCAGTTCGCGCGCGATCCCGTTCGTCGGGTCGCGCCTCGTGGCCGGCGCCACGTCGCACGCGCCCTACATCAAATATCTCGTCGGCGAACTGAGCCACGCGGCGGTCTATCGCACCGCGCTCACCGCGGACGAGATCGCGGCGCTGGCGCGCCGGTTCATGCCGACGATGGTGCAGCCGGGCGCGCTGCTCGCCTATTGGCCGCTCGGGCAAGGGTCCATCAGCGCCGGCTATTGGCTCGACCGCTGGCGCGACAGTCGGCACTTCCTCGCGGGCAGCGGCCCAGCCGCGCCGGGATCGAACGGCGACGGGCCAGCGCTGATCGCCCGGCGCGCCCGGCCGAGCACGTCGCTACCGGCCGCGCCGCTGACCGCGCCGACGATCGCGCTACTGGCGCCAGTCGGCGGCGCGGTCGTCTGGCCGGTGCTGCTGCAGTGGGCCGCCTTCGGCGCGGACCACTTCGACGTCTATCTCGGCTCGACGCTGGTCAGCGCGAACCAGACCGCGCTCAGCTTCGACGGGACGTCCTTCGTCACCCCGACCGGCGCCACCTATACGTGGCATGTCGTCGCGAAGAATGCGATCGGGAATACGACCACCCCGGATGCGAGCTTCGTCACGCTGCAGCCGCCGGGCACGCCGGCCGGCCCGCGGCCGCGCGATGAC